CCCCGCGGTCTGAAAGGCATCACCATCGGCTTCGGCGTACCCGCAGACAACTTCGATGACCTGACAAAGACAGGCACTGGTAATCGTCTGACTGAGCGTTGGTGGACGAATGCCAACCACACCACTGCCAATCAGGGTTCTGCCAGCGACCCCATCAAGTATATGCAGGACAGAGTGAAGTACATCCGTCGCACCGGCCACTACTACGGCCCGCTTCGTTTGGAGCTCTGCCAAGACCTGTGGGACGACCTGCTGACGCACAGCGCCGTTCTTCAGAAGATTGGCTACAACCTCGTTCCCACCGCCGCCTCTGCCGCCATCGCCCAGAGCGTTGCCGAGAACACTGGCGACGACCAGAAGAAGGAGGTTATTCGCAAGCTCATCAAGGTTGACGAAATCGTCACCCGCGACACCTATGCCTATGTGTCGGCTCCCGACACCACCACCGGCAATGCTCCCGACCTCGTCACTACGCAGGTTGAGAACTTCAAGAAGGAGAACATCGCGTTCATCCCGACTGGCAAGATTGGTGGCATTCAGGGTGTTCAGCCCCTTTCGATGGGCTACGATGCCGGCGACATCGCCTATGCTATGGGCAACCGTCTGCTGATTGAGCAGGAGGGTATTCCCCGCACCCACTCCATCAATGTGAACGGTGAGATGGCCCAGCTGTGCGTGCCGAGTGCAGTACGTCAGATGTTCATCTCTACGGTGACTGTGTAATAGCGTTGCGACTTGGTCGCAACATACGTGACAACTTTCAAAATGACAAACCGATATGGAAGACGTAAAGACGATAGGACAATTCCTTCAGAGTGTATCGCAGTTAGTGACTGACGAGGGCATCCAGTATGTGTGTGCAAAACGCAGGTTGGATGCAGGCACCTCATTGGCAGACATTTCGGAGCGTGACTTCGACCTTGCCGAGGGAACGATGTACTATTGGCTTGCCAGTCTTCCCGTCGGTGGCAGCACGGAGAAGGTTGCCGACGGCGGCTGGTCTCACTCAGAAGGCGGTTGGACGGTATCGAGTGCGAATATCCAGGAATGGAAATCGCGCTACCGTGACCTATTCGGCAAGTGGGACGAGCCGCTGTTGGGAAACTCTAAAATTCGGATTATCAACCTCTAAGGAGTTGCGACACGGTTGCAACAAACAGGACAACTACTGGACGATATGGGCAGACTATCAAAACAATTCATCCGCTTTCCGAAGCACTGCAAGGTGTACGACATAGGCGAGCCGACTCCGTTTTCCGACGGAGAGAAGACGCTTGTCTGGGAGGGCGCATGCAGGGTGGAGAGTAATACCAGCATCCGTTCTTTCACGAAAAGCGAGAACGTGATGATGAGCGACTACCGCGTTCAGCTTGGCACGACGGGCGACGCTGCCGATGCAGCCCCCGACGGCAAAACGGGTCAAGAGTGCGGTGCTATCGTGGAAGGTATTGCCTCCGGGATGGTTGTTGAGGTAGTCGGCTACGGCTATGAGCTCAGCGTGACCGATGTCTATGTCGGTCAGTTGGGTACCACGGTGTATTGCAACGTAAAGAAGACGTAGGCTATGGCAAACAGATACAAGAGGAGCGATGTGCTGAGAGCCTTGTGCAACGTGATGCAGGGCGTCGGTGAAGAAGTGTACACCTCCAACCGTCCGGCGGTGAAGGACACCACTGAGAAGTTTGTCGTTGTCCGTCTGCCGCAAGGCATCAGTCCCGAAAGCGACCTCCACAACACGGCTTATGTGCAGTTGCACTTGTACTACAAGGACAGGGTGAACGGCATCGAGCATGTGGAGCGTGGCGAGGAGATGACGGAAGACGCCATCGGCAGCATCAAACGCGACCTTGTGAAAGGCGGTGCCTATGGTGACTGGCTGCGATGCAACGAGGAGCCCGTTCAGTTAGAGGCGAAATCCGATAGCATGGGCTATCATGTGTGTGTGATTCAATTCAAGATAGTGATTTTAGTGTAGTTGCTATGGCATAGCGACATACAAGGACAAGAAACATTAACATTTTAAAAGGATAACAACTATGGCTGTAACAGTATCAACCAACAAAGAATCCCTGAGACAGATTTTTGACAAGGTGAGCCGTGTGTACTACTTCCCCGACAGCTCGAAGGCACTGAGTGCTCAGACTGGCGGCATTGAGTTGCCCGTTTTGGAAGACGGTGTGACCTTCGACACCGGCGAGGCCGAAATCAGCGAAATCAAGCTGACCGACAGCACCACTTGGGTGAGTAAGTCGTCGCAGGGTGAGAGTGACATCTCTTTCCAGGTGTCGAGTGTTCACTCTACCATCAACGAGCTTCTGATGGAGAAGAAGACCTCTACCGCCATCACTGCCGAGTTTGAGGGCTACAACTACAGCGGCAACGGTTTTTCCCTCGCTCCGAAGAAGGTGTCTGGCGCATTGCTGATGCTCAGTGAGGACAAGACGAGTGCCATCTACCTGCCGAACGTGGAGATCTACGCATCGTTCAACGGTGAGGGTGGTGACGACTCGACGGGTTACTACAATGTGAAGGTGACTCCGCTGACAGACGACTCGGGTTCTGCCTTCTATCCTCTTGTGGGAGCCCCCAAGGTAGGCGGCTAAAGCAGGCTTTAAGGTGAAAAGCAGGATAACGTCGAGGGGGTGGTGGTAAAGGTGCTGCCATCCCCTCTTTTTCTTTTAATGCCGCCATAGAATGGCGACAAAAAGTACGGAACAAAGAAGAAACATGAGCAAGAAAGAGAAGGCCATCCAAGAGGCGACGCTTGAAGACGAGCGTCAGCAAAAATCGGTGACAAAGAACTATGCCGACCCCGTAGTTGTGAGGGGCAGGACATTTCAGGTGAAGTGGATGCACCCTGCTACGACAGACAAGATAACCTGCCTGATGCTGAAAGACGGCAACGACAACAAGGTGCTGGCGCAATGTGCCGCGCTGATTGTGCTGAACGGCTTTTGGAAGACGCACCTGCTGTACTGGCTGTTGTGGCGTTGGTTCTACTATGTGAAGCAATACAATGCCGAGGAGCTGACCCCTCTGTTTGAGATGGCTCAAAAAAAAACTCAGTCGCAGGGCGCGGTGGCCTACTTGAACGCTACGATGTTACTAACCGTGTTGAAAGACACGAAGAAAGCGATGACAAAAGCGGAAGCCGAGCGTACCCTTCAAGAACTACGTTCGGGCAAAGGTGGGAGTTAGCGCAGAAGTACCCTGTGTGGACTGAGCCTTTGCGCGTGTTTGGCATTCCGTTGAGCGGCATGTGCTACTACATGAACTGGGTGATGACGAATGCGCAACTGGAACTGATAGCCGCCGACGTTGGCGTTGTGGACTACGGCACGATGAAGAAAGACAAGGAGAAGAAGCCTAAGAAAGGCGAGTTTGACGATACGAAGGCTGACGCAGGAGCCGTGAAGCGAGCCGGTGAGAAATGGCTGGAGAAGTATGGCGACGATGCCGATGCCGGAGCGGGCTTGTCGGCGGCAGACATCCTTGGCGGCGGTTTTACGGCTGACGTTGGTGTTAAATTAAGTGATTAGCGATGGAAGACAGATATTGTTTGCTACTGCAAAAGAATGGCGGGAGTGTGATTAACAGTTACACGCAATGGGGCATTGTGTGTGCGAAAGTGCCCTTTAAGGCTGGCGGCAAGACGAAAGAACTGCCCAAGCGCGACTGGGCCGACGAGCACGGCGAAGATACCTATGTGCCTGCGAAGCTGATGCTTGAAGGCTACGATGCCGAGTTTGAAATGGCCTATCAGGGCGAGGAACTGGCCACGAATCCCTTCAACCTGAAGTTGGCGTTTCAGCAGATAGATGCCTTCAAGAAGTGGCTGACGGGCAACGACACCGATGCTGGCAGCGGTGCAGAACTGAAGATTTATTCCCCTTACTCCACGATAGGCAGGCAGGGGTGCTACCTGCTTGAAATCAGCGACGAAGACCCCGTTGTGCAGGTGAAGCAGGCAGGTGGGAACGTATATCATGAGAACGTGGTGACGTTCAAGGTGAAGTTCAGGGTCACTGACCCGATGACGGATGTTACGTTGCCGTAAAATGGCAACATACGGAACGGGAGGTGGCGATGGAAAACGAACGAGTACTGAAGGAAGGCTTGCAGAAGGGCTACAAGATGATTGTGGAACACCTGACGGCGCAGCTGCGCGTATTGTGCGAGCGGTTGCTGCTGGAGGTGCCGAAGCATAGGTCTTTCTTAGGCTTTACGGGCAACACGCAGACGAGCTATGCCTGCGGCTTGTATGTTGACGGCAAACTATACGGTATTGTGACGCAACGGAACTGGAATGCGCCTACCATCAGGCGAAAGGTGGGCTACGGGCAATGGGTGTATCTGAGGAACCCCTATGAGGGCCGTGCAAGGAGCGTGAAAGGCAAGGTGATGATTAAGAACAACCACGGCAAGAGCACGTCGGTGAACTTCTTGCAGTCGTACAAGGCGAAGCGCAACCACATCTGCATTGTGATGACGACGGGCACGGAATATTCGGAGTATCTGGAGTCGGCTGCTCATCTTGACGTGCTGACGGGCACTTACGAAGCATCGAAAGAAATACTGGCGAAAGGCTTTAAGCCTATAAATGAGGGCTGACACGTAATGGTGCCAGCCCTCTTGTTTTGTTTGGTTATTCATGTGCAGCTAAATGGTTGTATTTCACTACAAATATTTATTAAAATACATATAATTGTGTTATTTTTTAGGAGGTTTTTGTAGAAGTATCAAAATTATAACTACTTTTGTGAAAACTTAAAACCTAAAAGAATATGAAGAAAGTAATTGTTGTTTACATTATTCAAATCATTTCGATTTTTACTATGTTGGTAAGTTTGTTATTCCTTATTTCTGGCATAGTCAAAGAAGAAAGTTATGTATTGGTGTCTTTTATTGGCTTAATCAGTTCTCTATGTACGCTTGGATTCTCGTATATTGTGGAAGCGGCATGCCTATATATAGAAAAGGCTGAACGGGAAAAAGAAAGGGCGATTGAAGAGCCAGAGTAGGCGGTGAGGATGAAATGATTGATGATTTTCACTAAAAAAGTGGTGATTTCAGAATAAAATTACTATCTTTGCAACGAGATAGTAATTTTTAGCCATAGGAGAGCTGACAGATGCGTTCTGTCGGCTCTCTTTTTGGTTTTCAGGGAGTTAGTTGCGACGCGGTCGCAATATACAGGACAACATTAGGACAACAAAAGGGATAACAAAAACGGGATAACGGACATGGCAGATTTGGGTACATTGTGGTTTGGCGCGGACATCGACCTTACCAAGCTGAAGCAGAAGATAAACAGCGGCAATCAGAGCGTATTGGACGCGCTGAAGATGAACTATGACGAGCAGAGCTACCAGCAGATGGTGAGCAAACTGCGGACGGCATTGGATAGAGAGACGTTCAAGGTGAAGATTGTGGCCGACGAGAACAGCGTGGCGCAGAACCTACGTCGCTCGCTCAGTAGTGCTGGCGGCAGGGGCTTTGTGGGTAATCTTGACGAGATGAACGCGAAGATTCTTGCGCAGACTGAGGCCGTGAACAGGCTGAAGGAGCGCCTGCTGGAGTTGCAGACTGCCTACAACATGAACAAGAAGGGCACCTGGGCGCAGCAGATGACGGCAACCGGGCAGGAGAAAGCCATTGCCTCGCTGAAGGCCGAGCTTGCCGGAGAGCAGCGCATGTTGAGAGACATGATAGCCCAGCGCCAGGCATATAGGAACTCGACTCAGGACAACCTGCTTGCGTTGAGGCAGGAGAGGGCGGAACAGCAGAAGGCCGCTGCCGCTGCCCGTCAAGCCATGAATGAGCGCAGGGCAGCTATCCGTCAATACAACAGCGACCATATCCGTCTGAACACCACCCTTGCCAACGGCATCCATATCTCTACGCAGCTCGGCTCTGCATTGAGTAGTCTTTTCGCTATTCATCAGGCGCGTCAGTTCTTGGGAAACGTGATTGAGATAGGCGGTCAGCTGGAGAAGCAGAGAATCAGCATCGGTGCTATCCTCGGTGATACCGTGAAGGCCAACCATCTGTTTGAGCAGATTAAGGGTATGGCTTTGAAGTCGCCGTTTGGTGTCGTGGAACTCGACCAATACACCAAGCAGTTGAGTGCCTACGGATTTAAGTACAATGAGTTGTTTGACATGACGAAACGCCTTGCCGACATCTCAGCAGGTGCAGGCACCAACATCGGACGATTGACACTGGCATTGGGCCATGTGCGTTCGGCAACATATCTGACAGGTATTACTCTCCGTCAGTTCTCGATGAACAATATCCCGATGCTGAAGATGCTCGCCGACTACTACACGGAAGTGGAGAAGAAAGCAGTGAGCACGGCAGACGTTCAGAAGAGAATTTCCAAGCGTCAGGTGAGTTACGAAGATGTGATAGAGCAGATTCGCAGACTGACCGACGAGGGCGGTATGTTCTACAATATGCAGGAGAAGATTTCAGACTCTTTGGCCGCCCGGTACAAGAACCTGAAAGACGCTATGGATATTATGTATGGCGAGATTGCCGAAGGAACGGTCGGTGACGTGCTGAAAGGCATTGCCACGGAACTTCTGAAACTGACAAGGCACTGGAAAGAAATTGCCGCTGTGATGGGAGTTGCGGGTGCAGCCTGGTTATTGGGGAGGACACGCCTCGGTTTGTTGAACGTGACGATGCAGGGCAATATTGCCGTGACGATGCGAAAGATTATGGCAGACAAACAGCTGATTGCCAATAATCTGAAAGCCGCTTCAACCTATCGGGCACTTACTACGCAAGAGCGTATTCTGATAGCCTCGAAGAACAGCCTTACTGCTGCTGATTTGCGGCAGGCGATGGCCGTTGGAACGCTCAATAAAGAAGACATTCTGAGATTGATTGCCTTAAAGAAACTAAAGATAGCGCAGGCTATGCACCTTGCAGGCGTGAACGGTATCACTGCCGCCGAGATACGTGCTGCTGCCGCTGCTGGCAGATGGAAGGTAGCCCTTGCTGGTTTGCAATTATCACTGAAAAATGCCTTTATGGGTGTTGGCCCTGGCACGTGGGCAACACTCGGTCTGATGGCAGGCACAGAGATGTATATGGCCTACAGCCAATGGTCGAGTAAGATAGAAGATAAGGCCAACGAGATGAAGGACATCATCAAGTCGCGCGTGACGGATTTGGGCAAGATGCAGAAGCAGATAGACAGCGAAGGAAAGCCGAAAGACTCCGTTGCCCTGAAGAACCGCGTGGAAGAGATGAAGCAGGTGCTTGCCAACTCTGAGGCGTACACGAAGACACTCGATGAGCAACTGAGCAAGGCAGGGGGTCTGAATGAACAGTACGACATCCTTGCCAAGACAATGAGCGATGTTGCGGAAGCGAACCGAAAGGCGTTGGACTATCAGGACGAAGCGGCAAAGTTGATAAAAGCAAGTTCGCTTGGGGATCGGGCTGAAACCCATTGGTATGACTATTGGACGTTCCAAAGCGGAGAGGTTGACCGTTTCTTCTTTAATGATGACATTAACAAAAACGTACAGCAGTTGAATGATTCCTACGCAGGGCTTCGTCGCACGTTGGAAGGTCTTTACGAGTTCAAGGAGCCGCTGAAAGAGTTGATTGACGAGATGATGCGTTCTGGTGATGTCAGCGAGTCGCTGAAAGACCAGATGAAGAATGCTCCGTTTGAAGAGCAGTTGCGCTTGCTGGTTGAAAACGGCTATTGGGAGAAGATTCAGGAGAAGTTGAGTGAGACAGGCCGAAAGTTCAGCATGACCGACAAGGAGGTGGAAGACGCCAGCAAGAGGATGAAGGAGTCGTTTGCCGGAGTTGCCGAGAGGTGGAACGAGATTACCAATGATGATGTCACAAGAATGTTCCAAAAACTGGTTGAACTGCGCGGTGGTGATGAGAAAGAAGTGCGCCAATGGGCGTTGGATAACATTGACGACGTAAAACGATTGCTCGACGGAGTTCTTGACCAGGTAGGAGAAAAGAGCCCTGCCATCCGTAGGGGTATCAAGCAAGCCTTCTTTGACCTGCTTCGTCTCGGTCAGTTGTCAGATAGCATGAAAGGACTTGCCGAGGGCGGTGCATTTGTAGGCGATGTCCTTGGTGGCAATGAGGCATTGCAAAAACTTATTGATGAGGCAGAGAAAGCAGACCTCCACGATGATAATAGTGGCAGCAGCAGTGACAAGAAAGACAAAGCAAACAAAAAGGACGAACAACTGGAGGGAGCCAAGGCACGGCTGGAGCAATATAAGTCCTTCCTGTCTGAATACAAGAAATACCGCGAGCAGTATAGCAAGGAGCAGGCTATAGACATGCTTGCCTCGCTTTTCCCCGACCTGAAAGACGAAAAAGGACGATTCCTCGGCAGCAGGCTTGTTGACAACTATATAGGTGAACTTGACAAACTGCGCAATACACTGCCAGCAACGACGGAAGCGAGAAAGAAGTTCAAGAACGACATCGACAAGACGAAGGCAGACACACTTTTTGATAGGGAGAAAGAGACTCTCAAGAAGAATGCCGATGCGATGGAAGAATATATCAAGCGTCTTGAAAGCCAATGGAAGGAATATCAATCTCTGTTGAAGAAGTCCGGCGGCAACCGTGAGTTTGCGCAGATGGCTTTCACGGACGGTATGATTTGGGATGAGACGGCCAAGAAGATGCTCGAACGCTTCAATGAGCGAGGTGAGGAACTTGGAGTTGTGCCCGTCGGCATACAATGGGACATGAACGAAGAGGAATTTAAAGAAGCCTTGCGCGACGAGAAGGGTCTTGTTCAGACGGAACTTGTAGACCTTGCAAAGAAGATACAAGAGGTTATTCGCGGCAACTATAAGCAATTCCTAACCGATTCTGCGGAAGCCTACAACAAATCGCTTACGGCAGCTCAGAAGCTCGTTGAGTTGGAACGTCAGCGTAACGAGATTATAGAAAAGCGTGACCACGACAACGATCAGTCACCCGAAAAACAGAAAGGCTGGAATGCGCAGATCGCTTCGTTTGACAAGCAGATAGCCAACCAGCGTTGGGAAGCGTTCAAGGAAACGGAGCAATGGGGTCGTATTTTCAGCAACCTTGACAATATAAGCACTCAGACGTTGGAGCACATGCTGGAGAAGCTGCGGAAATATGCGCCGACGATTGCTGACTCGACGGAAGGCACGAAAGCCCTGTACGAGTCTATTGACAAGATTCAGGACAAGCTGACGGAGCGGAATCCGTTTGCCGCGGTGTTCGGGGCAGTACAGCGGGGGAATCGCTTGCGCCAGCTCTACGATGACGTGGTGAGCAAGCGCGGCTCGTTCACGCCCGATGCCCGTTCGGCAAAGTACTACGGACTGCAAGAAGGCCGGACATACACGAAGAACGAAATCCGCGACCTCATCAAGCAGGCGGGAACTGATTTTACCAAAGGACTTGAAGGGCTTGCCGCAGGGTTTAAGGCCGTGCAAGACGTGCTCGGCCCCGTGATAGACCTCTTCGACGCACTCGGCAATGAGGATTTGAGCAACTTCTTCGCGATGGGCAGCAATGCCCTTGGCTCGGCGGCTCAGGTGGCAAGCGGTCTTGAATCGCTCGGACTGGGTGCGGCAGGCCCCTATGCGGCTGCGGCTGCGGCAGGACTGAGTGTGGTGAGTTCGCTGATAGCCATGCACGACAAGACACTGCAAAAGGAGATAGAGGCTTCAGAACAACGCCAGCGGGAAATGGAGAACCTGACGAAAAACCTCGAAACGGCGCTGGAGCGGACACTTGGCGGCATCTATAACACGAAGGCCACGAAGGATATGCTGAAATCACTGCGCGAGGGTATTGAGTTCAGTTTCCTCGGTCAGTCGTTCGGCTATAGGTCGTATGTAGGTGAAGACACGAGGAAGGCTGTTGAGGAAGCCGAGAAGTCGCGCTCCTACTATGATGCCGCCTACGCTTCTCTGCTTGCCCAGAGAGACGAGTTGCAGCACCAAAGAGACACTGAACTGTCGAAGAAGAATACCGACGATGAGAAGATTGCCGACTACAAGCAGCAGCTCACCGAAATGGACGATGAGATTAAGCACTTTGCCGAGGATATGGCGAAGGCCATCTACGACATCGACGTGAAATCGTGGGCGAGCGACTTGGGCGATGCGCTCTTTGAAGCCTGGCAGAAGGGTGAGGACGGCGCAGAGGCATTCCGCAAGAAAGCGAGCGAGATTATTGCAGACGTTGCGAAGAAGATTGCCGTGACAAAACTCATTGAGACCGCCATGCAGCCCGTGCTTGATGCTATCACCTCAGAGATGGAGCGCACAAACGGCCAGCTTGACGAAAGAAGCGTAGAGGCTATTTCCGCACAGATGGCTATCATTGGCGGTACGCTGCCGACGGCTTTCAATAACCTCATGGACGGTCTGAACGCAGGAATGACGAAAGCCGGGCTTGAAGATATGAGGAGCATTGGTACGGAAAGTGCCTCGTCGATGACAAACAGCATAAAAGGCGTGACTGAAACGACGGCAGACCTGCTGGCGAGCTACATCAATGCCATCAGGGCCGACGTGAGCGTGAACAGGATGACGCTGACGGAGATTCTCTATGCCGTGCAGGGGCAGACCGAAATGCCGATGATAGCACGGGCGCAGTTGCAGCAATTGGAGCAGGTGGCCGCGAACACGCAGCGGAATGCAGACGCGGCAGAGATGATCTACGAGATGCTGAACCAGAACGTGCTGGGTGCGTTGGCGTTCAGGGTGAAGTGATTTTAGGCTGCGACATGGTCGCAACAAACGGGACGAAAAGTGTTAAATTTATGTAATTTATCGCATTTATTTGTTTAATATCGCAATTTATCGCAAATATTCTGTATCTTTGCAGTGCAATCGAGTAGAGGCGAGCGCGCAACATAGAGTATAAAGGCTTCGGCCACTATATACTACCCTGCAAGAGTCCTCTACCTTTTGCGGGGTTTTTTAATGTAGTTAGGCTATGTATATAAGACGAACAACACTATTGCAGATGACTGGAGATAAGGCGGCTCAAAAGGCTGTCTCGCTGCTTTTGGTGCTGAAGAATCGTCTTGGGAAAACATCAGCCATTAAGAACGCTTCTCTGAACAAGATTGCAGGTATAGCGGGCTGTCACCCAACGACCATCAAACGATATTTGCCCGTTTGGGTAGAGTTGGGGCTTATTGAATGGCAAGGGAAGAACAAAGACATTCTCGTCGTGAAGAAACTGCACTCGAAAAACAAAAAGAAAAACGTCTGCATAGAAAAACTCGATTTTAGTACGTTTAAGAACCTGCTTCATACAATGAGGGCTTTATTGTTCCTTGTTCTTCAAAGCCATAAGTCTTTTATTAAGCGATTAATCCGAGTTTCCACGAATCCCAGAAGAGGAGAAGACTTCAAACGGGCGCGGAAACTTAGCGAGTCTTACGCTGTAAGGGAAAATGGCGAACTGAAGTATAAGGAATATGGCCTTTCGTTCAGGACAATAGGTAAAAAACTCGGTTATTGCGCGAAAACGGCACAAAAAATCGTGAAAACGGCGGTAGAACGGCATTGGTGTGACAAAACACGTAATTATGAGCGGCAACTACTGCCAAACGTGTGTAGAATGTATGTCGAAGGATATACTTTCACAACACGCAACTACGGCTATCGTGTACAAGCCAATACCTATGAACTTTCTCCGTACTGGTATGGTATTTTATTAGATGGTAAAAAGTGAATGGCTGAATTATGACGTTTTGTGGAGAAAACATTGGGAATACGGCTACCTTGACGCAAGTAGAAATATATGTCTCCGAGAAAGGCCTATTTATCGAACCGCAGGAAGCCTATGATTATTGGGCAAAGAAGAATTGGCTGACAAAAAAGGGGCGACCCGTTAAAACATTGGAATCAGCGATAGATGTTATTAACGGAATTGCTATATTGAAGTCTCAGAAGAATGGTCGTACCAAGGAAAAGCCGAAGAAAGTTACTGCGAAAAACGCAAGAAGAACTGCTATGAGGATCGCTCTTGAAAACGAAGGCAAGACGGCTTATGTAGAATACCAAGAACAGCTGAAAGATTACCGTTGGAAATCGTTCCGCAGGTTTGTGTTTGAAGTTCGCGGTAAGAAGTGCGAGATATGTGGTGCTACAGACTATTTGCAGGTTCATCATTTGAAATACAGAAAAGTGAAGGCGTGGGAATACACTGTTAACGAGGTTCTTGTTGTTTGCAGTAGTTGCCACAAAAAGATTCACGGAATAGAATAACTTCAATTTTATGTGCGCTAAAACGTATCATTGGAAGTTTTTACTAAAATTTTAGTGTTATTATTTGCAATATATAATTTTATTTTAGTATATTTGCAGACGAAAATAGTTTTCTTTAGCCTCAAGAGCTCCGTATGGCATTGCTGTATGGGGCTTTTTTGATAAAAAAGTTAGACGATGAGTTGGACGATATATAAGAAGAACGGAGAAGAGCGGACGGTGACGCTGCCGCTGGGCGCTTCAAGCAGGAGCGGTCGGCTGGCATTGCCTGAGCTGGAGTATAACGGCGAGTGGATGGGCGAGACGAGTGTGACGCTCAACGTTCGCTGTGCCGTTCCCGTTGGCTTTGAAATCGGCGACTACATCGTGTACCGAGGTGAGAAGTTCGTCATCAACTACGACCCGACGGTGATTAAGAAGGCCCGTAGTGGCACGTATGGCGAGGGTTTCGTTTATGACAACGTGAAGTTCGTGTCGCTGGGCTATGAGCTCACCGACATGAGGATGCTTGACTACGTGCTGAACGACAACGAGATTCACTACAGTTCGCTGCCGAAGTTCTCGTTCTTCTGCGAGACCGTGGACGACCTTGCCGACAGGTTGCAGGTGAACGCCGACAGATATTGCTCTGCGAACGGCATCACGGGTGCCGACAGATGGGTGTTCGTGACGCCGAGCCAATCGAGGACGTTGGCGCGTTGCGGCAGCGATTCGGCATTGCAGGCGAAGGCCCGTGAGCTCTATGCGGAGTATTTTGGTCAGCCTGCCGCCACGGATGACGAGAAGACCAATCAGAACGTGAACATCGACAACCAGAGTGTCTGGGATGCGATGAAGAACGTGAAGGACGTGTTCGGCCTGAACTTCATTCAGAAAGGCCGCAGCGTGGTGATTGGTGCGGCAGGACTGCCTACGATGGATGTGTTCAAGTACGGCAAGGGCAATGGACTCTATGAGATAGAGCGGACTGCCGACAGCGACCAGCAGATAGTGACGATGCTGATGGCCTACGGCAGCGACAAGAACCTTCCGACGCGCTACTATGCAAACCTGAACATGACCTGCTGGAGCACTTGGTACAACTGGCAGTCGGGCGAGCTGAACTACACCATTATCGGTGTTCCCTACAAGTCGGGAGCCTTCACCGGTCAGGAGATTACAGGCAGTTCCTCGGAGAGCGCGATTAATTACCGTGCCGTGAAGGTGAGGGTGGGCAGTACGACCTACGATGCCTATGTGGGTGATGCCACCTTCCTGAACAACGGTGACACCGTGACCTTCGACAAGGAGGCCGTGTTGTTCACCTTCGGCGATGCTCTACCACTCAGTACTGGCGATGTCATCACCTTTGTCGGCGGTATCAACAAGGACAAGTGGCCTTCGGAGATGCGTAGTACGAGTACTGCGAACCTTCCGAACAACATGGCGGTGAACGTGCTGATGCTGCCCGGCTTCCCGAACCAGAGCCTCTATGACTGGGTGGTCAGTCACGGCGGCAGTGCTGTTGCCGACGAGCACAACGGCAGTCTGGCAGGCAAGGCACAATGGCGCGGCCATACCGCCTACTTCTCGAAGGAGAAGGCGCACCCGTTCATCCTGAGCAAGAACTATCCAGACCTCGGCATCCGCGAGGCTACGAAATATTTTGACGGCAGCGACGGCGATGATGAAATCTTCCCGACGATAGAGAACACGGGCAAGGACACCATCGTAGGCGCAGATGTGATTCAGGACAATGGTATCTTCGCGGATGGTGCAGAGAAGATTCCCACGTTCAAGATTAT